CGACCGCGATCTGATCAATGCCGGGCAATTCGCCGAGATCGCGGACGCCAAGATCGCTGATGAAGCGCGCTAGATGCTGCAAATACCGTTTGGACTTCACCTCGCTGCCGCTCTGGCCAGGCTTAAACGGGAGAAGATTGGCGAGCCGCTTCTCTGCGCCGGTCTTTACCGCTGTCACTGCAGCAGATTCTGCCATTTTTGGGCTCCTGCCCACCGGCCCGGGCACGACATGCACACAACATAGGATGCGAAGCCATTAATAACACAAAGCAATTTGCACGACTAGCGGATTTGAAATCCGTCATAAACCGACCTTTTACGGCCCAAAATCAGCGTCTAAAAACGAAAAATCTAGTGGGCAGGTGTGGGCTAGGGTGGGGATGGTGGGGATAAAACGAATTTCGGCACTGCTCTATATAAATGACATACCTCCCTGCCATTCTCCCGCGTTGGTTGGAAAATAGGAAAGATCCCCACCCATCCCCACCCTAGCTTCAACGCCGAGTGAGCTTCCATTGCGGATAACCGTGAAGGCTTCCGTCTTGTAAAAGTGTGAGGCCGTTGACGATTTTGCCTTGAACGCGTTTTAGCCAGCGTCCTAGCTGGATATTGCTGACCATCTGTCCTGAGCGTGACGACGCGACATTGATGAGCGCGGTATAGAAACTCGGGGTGTTCACCGCCAATCCGATCACTTCCTGCACCGTGTATTTCGTGTCCAGGCTCAAATGTTCCTGCCATTGCATGATCACGGCGATGAGAAGGTCGCGATGAGGATCGCTATTGCGGACCTCGGCGAGAGTCTCGCAGGGGTCCACCTTGCCGAGCCAGATCAGGGGCTCGCGAATGCGGTGGCTCCATTCCTCGAAGGATCCGAACGGTGACAGGTTGAGCAGGTTACTTGGCGCCGCCAAGTGCCACGCGCGCAGCACCGTGAGCGCCGCGGCGACAAGTTCACCGCGCCTGGCCTGCGCGACTTCGACGGCGTTGACGTTGAACACCCGTAGTTCCGGACGCTCGCAGCCGGCGTCCATCGAGCACAGCAGAGCCCGTCGCACCAGATCGCCGCCGATCGTCAGATTATTGCCGGTGGCGAAGATCGTGGCGTTGACCGGCGTTTCGACATTCTTGCTTAGCCCCAGCACTCGAATATTCAGCTGCGCCTGCGTCAGCACCTGGCACAGAAAGACGCCCTCGAGGGTGCGATCGCAATTGTCGAGCGAGATCGCAGTATCGCCGGCGAGTAGTGCGGCGCCGACGCGCTTCTCGAGCTCCTCGTCGGAGCGTCCTTGCGAGATCACCGGCATCGGCCGGCCGGTCGCCAGCATGGCGCAGAGATCGACGAGCAGGCTCTTGCCGGTGCCGGCGGTTGGCGAGGTGAAGGCGTGCATGGGTGCCGCGGTCATGGAGCGCCGATCGAGGGTCGTCAGCGGCGCCGATAGCGCCACCGAGCGATCGGCCGCGGCCACGAACGGGAATGTCCTGATCAGCTGCTCGAGCACATTGAGCGCCGCGACGGCGTCCGCCTTGCTCGGCTGCTGCGGAATCGGCGGATAGGATTCATTGTCCGGCTTGAACAGCAGTCCGCTCTTGCTATCGAAGCCGGGCGTTTCGCAGATCGAGCCATCGGCGCGCAGAAAGGGCGTGTGAATAATCCCGCTCAGCACCGGCAATCGCCAGCGCCCTTGTCTCGACAGGTAAATCTCAGCGACCTTGTCGGGCGCGTCGGTTGTGGTCCACTTCTTCAAGCGGCCGTTATATCGCGTGAACTGCGCGGCGCAGGTCAGCGTGTCGACCAGATACGGCCGCGACAACGGCACTAGGTGCCAGCCCTGAATGTCCCGCTGCTTGCTGGCCTTGAACGTCGTCAGCACCGGCCGCACCACCAGACCGCCGCGTTGATAGATCTCGCGGCCGAGTAACAGCAGTGCGTCCTCGGCCTCGGTAACGACGCGCGGTATCTCGCCGGGAGTAATTCGGATCTGCGGCCAGGGCGTACCCGCGCCTACACTTGATCCTGTGGCACTAGTCCGCCGGTGGCCCTGCCATTTGCTGTACGAGCGAGTGACCTCGGCCAGCAGGCGATTCGAGTATTTGAATCCGATGCCATTCGGATATTTGGCCAGCTCGTCGACGATCTGCTCGATCGTCCAGCCGGTGCTAGCCAGATACCAAACCACTTCCTGGAATTTCTCGCTACGCTCGCCCTCGGGCGCACCATTTTCGATGATGTCCCGATAGTAATCCGTCTGAACCCCGGCGGTGTTGAAGTCGAAGACGTTCCCGCCCGGCACCGGCTGGCCGTCGAACCGCGCCAGCAGCGTGTCGAGATAGTCGCCGATCGGCCCCATGTCCACGCAGGGCGGATTTCCCTCCTGCAGTCCGGAGATGGTGATATAGCGCGCGCAGTTGCGATAGAGCTCGATCCCGGCACCATTTTTCCGATTAAACGTGAATTTGCGGTGCAGTTCACCACCTTGCGATAGGCCGATGAAGCGCAAGCCGCGGCCCGAGACCGTGATCTCACGATAGAGCCCGAGACCATCGGCCTCGACACAGAGACGCTCGGCCCAGCCGGCGAGTGTGCCGGATTGAGCGTCACGAACATGATCGAGATCGGCCGCCGCGATTTCGGAATCCTTGAGCATATAGCCGATGCCGTCGGCCTGGCCCGCCGTCACCGCGGCAACCGCGGCGTCATACGTTCCCCAAGTGCTTGGATCGTTGGATTTCGCCGCGGTCTTTGGGTTACGGCACTGATACGGCGGTTTGGTCCACGCCGCTTCGCCGTTCTTCCTTTTGCGCAATTCCCACGGCCACACCACCCAGCGGTTTTGCGTGGTGAGATTCTGCAGCGCCTTCGGCAAATTGCTGAGATCAGCGGCGAACGTTTGCGGTTTTTGGGTCATAGTAGCCGCCTAATTTCACGAAGATCGCGAGCAGGTGCGGGATCATCTTTTCCGTCGGCTTGCCGAATTTGATGATCCTGCCGGGTATGTCGTTAGCGAAATTGCGCTCCCACTCATTGCGCAACTGCGTACTGTTTTGCTGGCAGTACATCGCGATCTCGTACCAGCGCGGCTGTCCGTCGGCGTCGTAGAATTCCGGTGGCGCCTCGCGCTTGCGCGCCTCTTCGGCGCGGCCTTTCTCGACGCCTTTGGTGAAAATGATCTCCGCGTCGGTATCGGAATATTTCTTCTCTTCGATCTCGCCGTTGCAGTTCTCGATCACGGTGGCGATATCGTTGAAGCTCAATCCTTCGATGGCGAGCAATTGTTTCATTCGGCGTGCGGCGGCGAGCGTCTCGCCGTCAAAATCTGAGGCGAGCAATCTGAACAATTTGGCGATGCGCTTGGCCACGGGCTCGTTGAGCGTGCTCATGACGCCACCCGCTGAAATTTCCCGACCTCATCACCGACGCAGGTCCAGCCCGGCCATTCTTGACGCGCGAACAGCTCCAGATAGGGCCCGTCGCTGAGCTCCTCCACGCGCGGATAGATCTCGTCGGGCTTGCGCGAATGCTCACGTACCGGCGCGATAATCAGTTCGCGCACGCTGGCAGATTTCCGCCGTGGAGCCCCACGCCGCCCCAGCCAGCAGATTTCCACGTTGTGTCGGGTGCCATGGCCGCAGCCCATGAACCAACCGACGCCACTGGGGTTTTGCTTGACCCAAGCGAAGGCAGCGCCGCTGAAATTAAAGCCCCAGGCGCGCATCAATGGCTCGACCAAAAACACCGAGCGCAGCGGAACCCACAGAAACAGAAAACAATTTTTGGCCGCGGCACACGTCATTGGAATGGACGCCAGCCGCTCGAACGACTCGCAGGCATAATGATGCTGCGGCGACCGTCCTTCGCCCTTGGGCGACCAAGTTTCAAACGCGACTGGCGGGTCCGCGATGATGGCGCCGGCTTTGATATCGGGGAGCGTGATCATCGCCAGCACCGCTCGCGATGGCCGCAGATCTTGCAGCGCCAATCATTTGAATTTTCTGTGACGCGCGGCAGTAGCTCGCCAGCCTTGGTCGCCTCGATCACGGCAACGGCGCGATCGCTGATGGTCTGCGCCAGCTGCGCATCGAACGGCAGGAGAAAATGCAGCCGCGAGCAATCATCGGCGTTGGTAACGGTGAACAGCGCGGGGTTGGTAACGTCCAAGTACGCTTGATAGATTGCAACTTGGCCCGCGTAGGGCGCATAGAGCCCGGCCAGGCCGTCGCGCTCGATCGCTTTCCAGCCTTTAGCCTTGACGCACTTATGCTCCCATAGACACGGAAAGCGCAGCGCCGGCAGCTGCGGTCCAGCCACAAGGATCCCGTCAGCATGGCCGCGGAACAAGCCGTCGGCCGCCTCGAATCTCAGCTTCTCCGGCGGTGCAAATTTAAATCCGGCCGCGATCAGGTGCTGGCGCGTAACATCTTCAAAGAAATCCCCGCGGGCAAAAATATCTTTGGTACGCACTGGGAAGACCGGATCCACCATCCAATCGTATTGCACCTTGCGCAGGCATTCGTTGCCGATGCTGCTGGCACCAAGGTATTGCCGATAATTTTCGCTCGCCGGCTCGGCATGCTCGATCAATTCGTTGATGAGCGTACTGATCGGCCGGTCCGATAGATTCGAGCGATTGAAATCCAGTGCGCTCATGAGATGCGCGCCCCGTACTCTTTCAGCAACTGACATACCGCGCTCTGCACACCAGCGTCCCGGCAATTAATCCATTCCTTGAACAGGACGACGTCGTATTGGTCTTCGTGTTCGCTCTCGTCGAGCCTTTCGCTGTCGACGTTCCACACTCGCCAGCCCTCTTCTCGCAGCAGGATGGCAAGAAGCTCGTTGGTAATTTGCGGTGCGGCCATGGTTGTTCCTCACGTAAATTCACGCAGCGCATTCCGTGTTGGCGCAGCACCGCTTTCAAAATCCAGCGCAGCGATCTGATCGCATCCACACGCGGCAGCGGCTCGAGCGTCATGACGAATCTCACGGGACGAAAGGGATCGGGTTATTTGACTCCGCGAGTGCATCTGACTTGCGCAGGATCTTGCCGTCGCCGTGGTCGCGCGCGAGCTCGGCCTTGTTGATCAGCTGCCATGCCAGCATGAGAAAATTCACCATCGTGTCTCTCGACCAGGCTTCCAGCGGCAGTGACCAGTCGATCCCGGCTTTGTCGGAGAGCTCCGTCAAAATCGACCGCACCACCGCAACGTCACAAGGGGACGGCGTGAGCCCGGTTTGGCGAACCGCTTGCTCCTGGTTGAGACCCTCTTCGATCGCTTGCCGGCAGCGGATTTCGATCCAGCTGAAGATCACGGCGGTAACGATCCAGCCCCATTGCAAATCCGTGAGCCTGCCGACCGGCGTCATCGGCGGCAGGCCCGTGGAATTCAGCGCGATCTTGCGCGCGCCGGCGATGGCGGCTTCCGTCGCCTTCGCCTGCCACGCGTCTTCTTTCTTGGTGAGCTCGTCCATTATTTCCCCGCCCATTGCGGCCGTGCGATTGCATTCGCCGGCGGCGTCGTAGGTGCCGCTGCCGGTGCCGTGCTATTCGTCGACTTGGCGCTGATCTGCTCGGGCTTCGCCCAGTTCTGGCGGTCCGGCGTGACCACTTCCGTGATCGTGTTCTTGGCTGGATAGTTGTTCTGCGGCGCGCGCACGCCAAGGCGGGCGACAAAACGCAGGCCATCAAAATCAGCCCAGCCGGTCACCTTGCGGGCGTTCTGCGCCGCCTCGCTGGTGTCGCTCGGTTTGATCCCGCGCGCGCTTTCGAGAATCGCCCGCAACGTATTGCGGGAAATCTCGCCGGCCTCGCCGTGCCCCTGTGTCGTGCCGCGGATGGTGTACAGCTGCCAAAGCTTGCGCTTCGCATACGGCCCCTCCGTCACGATGAATTCGCAGTCGAGGCCTTCGCTGGCGCCGTCGGCCGAGCGCTTCAGCCAACCATCGTCACCAGCGCCGCCGCGGCGGATAGTAAGCTGCAGGGTGCAGATCGTGCCTGCCGGAATCACCTCGAACGAGCGCTGCTCGCCGGCAGTGTTGAAGTCAAAAGTCGTTGTGTCAGTCATGACGATTTCTCCTGTTCCGATCTGACTGTGGTTGTGAGCTTGGTAAGAAGCTTGCCGAGATCCGGCTCTTCGATCTGAGCGAGACGCCCACTCCGATCCTTCGCGGGATAGCCCCACGGGTTCGGATTGGTGCAGACGAAGCCGCGAGTCGGCGGTTTGCCGTCGTTAAAATCCAAGAATTGATAGCTGACGATTTCGTCGATGATTCCCGGAAGCTCGCGCGAGGTCTTGCTGCCTTCGGCCTGCAGTTGCCACTCCGCATGCCGGAGCTCATCAACGACACGCTCGGCAATTGCGACGAAAATCACATTTTTGGCGCGTGCGTGCTGAAGTTGATTGAGCCAGAGAATCATTTCTCTCCCGTGCAAGCCGTAGGTCGCGCGCGTATCTTTGCGGCCAGTGCGCTCGCTGAAGGCTTCCGGCTGCTGTTCGGCCCACCGAAAACTCAACCTCGAAATTTGCGTCAACGAGTCGACGAAAATGTTCTGATACTGATCGAGATTTTCGAGATAGCCGCCGATTGCTTCGAAATGCGCTGGTGAATAGCAGGCCGCCGCAGGAAATGATTTATTTGGTCCGCCGATTCGGCACGCCAAATCGCGCGCATCTGGCCAATTGTCGATCCGCATAGTGGGCGCCGGCCAATCGAGAATTGATAGATCGCCGGCTTCGCAATCGACGAGCAAACTTCGCTCGGGATCGAGCGACTTCGCCTGCGTTGTCTTGCCGATGCCAGTTGGTCCCAGGAGCAAAACTTTTGCACCGCGGACTTCGCGCAACCGCTCATCAGCCGAGATGATCTGCATCTGCGTCTCCCTTTGCCGGCAGTTATCGCCGCACCTTGTTTTTGAATTTGTAGGTCTGGCTGATGCCGGGAAAGAGTCCGTCGTTGCTTGGCTGAATGCGCGGGTGTGCGAGCAGGGCCTGAGCCACCTTGTCCGATACCTCGCCGCCAGGGACGAGAAACCACTTCATGCCGAAGCGGGTGTGCATCTGAGCGAGGTGACGGCGCCCATCACGCATGAGCTCCACCGCGTAGCGCTCGTCGATCTTTCCCATGGCGCGCGTCATGACTTCACCTGCGACAGCAACAGCAGTGCGGCCTCGGTCTTCTGATCGGCCAAGGCTTTGATTCCTCCGGTGGCAAAGGCGGCGACGGCCTTCAGCAAATCTGCTAAGCGCTGCGCGGCGCCGCTATCGAATTTTGCAATTGCGCCGCCGGTGATACGAGCGAGCTCCGAATAGATCCGCTCGGTCCGCGCGTCGTTACCTTCCTGAAACAAAAACGCCGGCACACCTAACTCACCCGCCGCGGCGTATACGCGCGGCGGATCTTCCTCACACGCGTCTGAAATTAAGACCAGTGCAGCGATTTTCTCGCGGGCATTTTCCTTGCGAGCGTGACGCAACACACGGCCGATCTGCGTATAGCCGGCCATGCACATAACCTTTTGCATGGTGACGCTGAGCGCTTTGGCGTCTGACAGCCAGCGTGACGCGACACATTCACTGTCACCGCGAAAATAAACGAGCTGCACATCGAGCTCGCCGATCGCGGCGATGGTCGCGAACATTTGCGTGGTGAGCTGCGCGGCTGTGTCCCATGTCGGCTGCCTCGATGCAGTGGCGTCGAGCGCAAAAATCAATCGGGCGTGAACTGGATCGACACGCTCGAGGAATTTATCGAGATGCGCGCGTGTGACGATGACGGGTGTGCTGGCCATGTGGCTTACCTCTGATTTTCTCAAGGAAGGTGCGCCGCCCGGCTTAGACCGGGGCGCCGCATAGCATTTGTGATTATTGGGCTATTGGGCGGCCTCTACCGCCATCGCCGCCTGGAGCGTGCGCTCCACACCCGCGCTGCGCACCACCTGCAGCAGCGTCGCATCATCAATGGATTTACCGTTGACGACGATCCGCCGCTTCGGCGCCGGTAATGCAGGCTGATGCATTTCCGATCTGCGGAGGGCGGCGAACGATGTGCCGTCGCGGCCATCAATAATCGCTTGGCGCTTCTCCGGGGAGAATGTGCGCGCCAAATCGACATACGCCCGACTGACCTTCAGCGCGGCTACCAGCTGCGTGACCGTCCAGTCGATTTTGGTCTCGCCTTGAGCCGCATTCGCGGCCACACAGGCACGCTGGCGCGCGTCAAGCTTGCGGTGTACAAGACCGCGGCCTGACAGAACGCGTGCATTTGTCATGGTTTCTTGCATAGGTTTCACCTCCTCTCTGGCTTAAGATACGGGTCCGGTGTTCGAGCACCGGCCCGCCTTCTCCGTGGTCGGCCAAACCACGGATGCTCCGAACTCTATTTTTTGGGCTTGCGCCTCTGCGGCTCGCCCTCAGTGATGAGGATGTTGGAGCGAGGGATGCCCCGTTTCTCGGCGTCGCAGAGCATGGCGCGCCCCGCCCCGGTCATGTACTTGATATCTTCGGCAGACGGTTCTTTCTGCTCGGCGCAACGCAACATGCAGTGCAGCCGAGCGGTTGATTGCACGGCGAAGTTCGAAGACTTCGAGGCAGTGGCAATCATCTGCTTGATGATGTGATCGCGGAAATCGGACTTGAGCTTGTCCGACAT